GTCAATTACTTGTTCTTTTAGTTCTTTTTCTAATCCTTTTTCTTCAATTATTTGGATTGCCTTGTTCATGGATACTCCTAACTTTTCTCCATTTAATGAGTAAAATGATTTCTTCTCTTTACCTTTGCCTTTAGTTTGTTGCTCCTTTTTTTCAACGATAGGTTTGGTGAAGTCCTTGACGAATTGTAAATTTTCTTTTACATCATCTACTCCATAATCAAAAATTATAGTTACTGGGGCTGAGCGATAAGGTTTCCAAACAGAACTGCCAAACACATCTACATTGATTTTTATAGCAGTAATTCGGGAAACTTCATTGCCTTCTACTGTCTTGGTAACTACAATTTTTTTAAGAACTTTTGTATTTAATCTCAGACTGGAATAAAACGGTATAGCTTCTCCACCTGGACTTTTGTATTTTGGTCCGAATGTATTGAATGTTTGTCGTATTTGATTACTGCAAACCATTAAATACTTATTTTTTGTCAATATTCTGCATATTTTTCGCAGGCCTTCACTAAATTCTTTTGCTCTACGGGCTCCCATTTTGTCTCCTTTTTCTCCCATTTCCATATCAGTTGATAAAGCTGCTAGGGAATCTGTAAATATACCATGTATCATTCCTTTTTTGGGTTTCCATTTTCTTACTGCGTCAAATATTTCAGGCACGGTATCAGGAGTACCATAATCCATTTTATCAGTATCCAAATCAAACATATGAGCAAACTGTTTAACCAACCTAGCTTCAGGATCGTTGAACATTACTTCTCCCTTTTGGCGTTGAATGGCTCCGGCAATTTCACATAACAAAACAGTCTTACCAGATTCACTCGGTCCAAATATCTCAACCAATATTCCTGCAGGTATTCCTCCTCCTCTAATTCTACCACCTGAAATAGCTAAGTCCAACAGAGTGGATCCTGTACTAATCATTTCGGTAGTATCTCCATCATACTCCTGTTTCTTTTCAGGCTTTTTTGATACCTTTGCCCGGACTTGACGGCTGAGTTTTATGTTTTTGGTTCGTTTCATTTCGTTAATTCCATTCCTGTTAATGCAAAATAAAGGTTTTGTAATTGGTGAACATGAAAAATATTATTACTCGACCAATGTCCATTAGTTATTGCACAACATACTATATTATTATTCACAATAATTCCTACTATTTCATTTTTATTTTCTCCATCAATAGGAATCTTAAGTGTATAATGATATGCCTTATCTTTCACTTCTGTAAACCCAAAATCTTTTAACCATTGTTCGGTTAAGGGGATAGGTTTTACATCCTTTACTTTATAAGACCCAGAAGGTGAAATTTTATTTTTCCTTAGAGAAATATCACCGAATCCAGTAGTATCATTACCAGTTATAGCGTAGACAATCATTTCGCCTGAATAATCATCCCAGACATAATTTCCAATTCTCAATTCTGTTGCTTTCATTCCAAAGCTGTTAAAATTGTTTTTACATGATCATCACTGACATTCCTTCTTAGCAATTCAGCTCGTAAACTCTTTTTAAACGTCATCTTTGACTCCCATTTCTTTTGTTCCACCCGAGCTTTCTTGCCAATTAGTTTTACCAAAGCTGTTTCCTCCTCCATTTGAGAATCAAACCAATGTTGAATTTCATCCCTCAACACTACGGACTTGGATATACCATGAGCCAGGGAATATAATGTTAAGTAATCCGAAACCTGCTGGGGCAAATAAGCCCCAACAAGCTTGGATTTTTCTGGACTACTTTTTTTATCACTTACTTTTAAAATAGACATATTCTATTTTTTATCTTGTTCCTCACCACATTCATCCCAAAGATCACAGTCATTACAATCCTTTGGATATTCATCACAATCCTTTCCAAATTCGTGTCCGTGTGGACATTTGTTATCATCATCCTGGGTTTCTTTACGTTTCCGGGTACGTTTTGGTTTTTCCTCTTCAACTTCTTCCTCCGATTCTTCCTCTTTTACTTTCCTTGTACGTTTTGGCTTTTCCTCTTCCGGTTCTTCATCCCTGGTTTTACGTTTTCTGGTAGGTACTTCTTCCTCTGGTTCTTCTTCCTCATTTACATCCTCTTCATCCAACTCCAGGAATTTAGCTTCCAATTCCTTATAAGAAAGAATATTCAATACTTCATCCAAGTTTGGTATGTCATCCAAAATGTCTTCCGTGTATTGTTCTTTCCTTTCAACAGGAGTTACTTTACCAAGCTCTGCAAATGGTTTTGACGAGCCAATCGTACCAGCATCAAACCGGCATCTCATTGTCAAACCTTCTTCCAAGTCAGGAAATACTTCATAATCCTCATCCTCTTCCAAAGTATTATTGATTTCCTCCTGACATAGATATTGAGACATATCCATTATATGAGGTTCAGCATCGTGTTTCTTTGAGTCCAATGGAATAACACAATACAGGTTTCTTTTAGATTGTTTCAAACCATCTGTATCCTCCTTATCAGCTTCCTGACGAATCAATTCAGCTCGCTTTTCACATACTGGACAAGCCTTGCCAATGGATGTTAAACAAACAACCTTATCATTATCCACTCCAATGTTCCTGTGAATTTTGAATGGAAGTTTATACCACAGACTTCCTGGTACAGCAATTTCATCCTCAACGTTACGATCAGGATGTCGTTTGCTGGTTACTTCGTAAGGCATGAAATCCAGCTTTACAGTACTTTTTGGTTCTGGATTAAACACACTCACTCCTTTTGGTAGGTTCAAGTATCCATAGCCAGATGTCTGACGTTTGGAATCCTTGTTAACCTTACCTCTAAAACTACTTTTTCTTTTCTTTGCCATTTTGTTTTTGTTTAGATTTGTTTTTAAAATGTTTCATCACTCCGTCAATACAAGCAGCCGTTAAGACTCTTCCTATTAGATATAATGTACATAGAAAGATTATTCCTAAAGCTGCTCCGTTTAATATTTCTTTTAGCATAATTATTTACTCCTTTTTAACCGTTTTCCAACACCTGCATCAACTTTCTTTTGCTTTTCATGCTTTTCTCTTTCACTTGTAATCGCCCTTGGTACTTTTGGACCGGCAAAATATTGTTGTCCATGTAAAACTACAAGATTTTCCAAAGCGGCTTTCCTGGTAAAACTTATTTCACTCTTAGCAATTTCAGCATTACTCAACTCAAATTGTAAATCAATTATTTTCTGTTTACAATCTTTGTGTCGTTTGTGAGTACGGTAATAAGCTTCTACATTAGGTCCGGTTGGTTTTATTCCATCTCCAAGATACTTATCAGGATCTTCGTTAGCTTCTTTTACTAATTCTGATCGGATTACTTTGACTTCCTCTTCAGCCTGTTCTAATTCTTTCCTAGCATCTGAGTAAATCCCTCCGTATTTCATAGCCAACTCGGCTTGTTCTAACCACTCTATATCTAAAGAAGTCTCATCAATTCTCATGTCTTTTTCGTAGTTCATATCATTTATTTTTTAGTTCGTTTAAACTTCTTTTCCGGTACTTCCACCACCTTGATTTTCGGAGGTAATTCATTTGCCTTTATCTTTGGCAGACAACAATGTTTATATTTCTTACCACTACCACACGGGCATTTTTCATTCCTACCAACCTTCTTTCCTCTCCTTACGAGTGGTTGTAATTTTGCCTTTTTTGATGGTGGTTTTATTTTCATTACTGTATAATAAGTTTGTTGTCTTCAATAACAGGATTTATTTGTCCATTATAAAATTCTTTGCCAAAAATTTTAGCAAGCCCCCAAATAGAAAATTTGTAATATCCATCCAGTTCTGGAGCAATAGGTTTTCTATAATATTTTGTTAATACTTCTTTCCCAAACTCTGTTAATTTTACTAATACCTGGTCATTTATATTAAGTTCAAGTTTCATATCAATTAGTTTTTATTTATTTTTTCCAGCCAACTTATTATACACCAAATCTCATATCCTACTACACAACATCCTAACAATACTATAACACATTCAAGGAATAAACTCATATTATTTAGTTTTTTCCTGTGTTTGCATAATTATACTAGAAATAGAAAGTATAAGCATACCAATGAGAAAATCTCCTATATCTATTTTATTTATAAAATACAGAATACAGATTAATACAAGCCAGCATGTAAGTAGTATATAGTTATAATTTTTCATATCAATTAGTTTTTAATTACTGTATAGCATGCAAAAGTAAGCCCGGGAAAACCTGAGTTCCAAAACGGATCAACAAATTCTTCCAACACCAAACCAGCCCTTACGTTATCCGATTTCAACAAAACTGCTTGAGCATATCCCAACACATGACGGCGGATGCTTTCCGGTTCCTCCTCTTTCAATCCGTTTAATATTTCACGAACTTCTTTCCAAGCTGTTCCTCCATTTACTAATGTTCTACACAATTGAATACTCTGTGATTGAACTACCTCGGCTTGTTTAGCAATTTCCAATCGGTTTTCCGGATCAGCCAGTAATACTTGATCTAATATCTGTAAAGCATTACGTGGATACCCGAAACTATCCTGAAAGATTTGTTCATATATTTCTTTTGTACAGGTTTCATCTTCTGCTTTTACCACACTTCTAAGCAATCCAAACATTTGCCGTTCATTCAACGGACGGACTTGGAATTGAGCACATCTGTTTTTTACTGTGCCTAGTAAGCCGGTTGGTTCAGTGGTACATAATACAAAGTAAACATGCTTTGGAGAATCTTCTAACATTTTCAGTAAAGCGTTCTGAGCATCCTTGGTTAATTTATGAGCCTCGTCGATTAACCAAACCAGGCAATCTCCTTCAAGTGGTTTGTATTGTATTTGTTTACGAATTTCACGTATGGTATCAATACCACGAAAGTCAGCTGTATTAACTTCCCGGAAATCATTTCCTTTGCAATTAAGTTCAGTGGCTATGATCCTGCCTATTGTAGTTTTCCCGCATCCAGTTGGCCCATGTAGTAAAAATGAATGTGAACAGGTTTCTTTATCTGCTAACATTGCTTGGAGGGATTCAATCATATCTGAATTGCCCCGGATGTCTTCTAATGTGTTTGGTCGGTATTTGTGGTAAAGGCTCATTTATAAATATATTTTTATTTCTAATTT